AGTTGACAGAAAAGATAGATGCAGGAATTGAGAAGGTAACAAGGTCAGCACAGGAACAGGTAGATAGTGCAAGTAATAGAATTAAAGAACTAGGTACTACATTTTCTACTACTATAACAACACTAGGCAAGAGTGTAGATAGTGCTTTAGAGGATGTAAACACTAAGGTAACACAGAAACTAGGAACGGTAGATAGTAGGTTGACAGAAATACAGGCAGACTTAACTACTAAATGTCCTTATGTCGGTGGTGATTACTATGTATATAATTACGATAGGACGACAGGGAATCTTAAGAAAACAGACCTCTATGTGAAGGGACAGGATGGTAGGAACGGTGTAGACGGCAGAAGTAAGGAAGTAAGACACAGCCCAACAGAGACAGACGTAACAATTAGGAGCGGTGAGTTTCATGTGTGGGAAGAGGTAGAAAGTCTTAATATTACCTTACAGCCAGCCTCTAACAGTCCTTTCCTAGATGAGTACGGATTTA